CGGGGTATGGGCTGCAAGGCCCATGCAAGCCATTAGAAGCGGCTGGGCGCTGCGTTTGGATGCGGCCTATGGGTTTGCCCATGTTGGCGGTTATCGCGCTCTATAGACCCTCTGTGCGCGTTTCGGGGTGTGTCTGGTGGGGCGGGGTGGCGGTCTGCGCCGCTCGGGGCGCGTGCGACACGGGCGGCGCGGAGCGCCGCCTAAACTTGTATGTGGGACACATAAGAACATGGACATAGGAATTGACACTTCGCCCATGTTGCGTGGTATAAATAAAAAGCCCCGATGAGGATTGCAGTCCTTACCGGGGCGTATCGATCAACTGATTGCGGCAGCTAATCGAATGACTAAATTGGACATGGATTTTTCCGTGTCGTCAACTGATGATTTCAGTGACGGTCACGGTATTTCGGGCGACAAGCCCGAGTGGTGGTCTGACGATGCCGTCAAGGGTTCGTGGCAAGACACGTATACGGCCCGTAGGCGCATTTTTCCAGATGGGCAGTGTGAGGTATCGGTCATCAAGGAAAAGTTCTTTCTTGGGCCTGCAATCATGCCTGCGTCGCGTGCAAAGCGCGGGGAGTCTGAGAATCGTGAGGCCAATGAAGAGGATGCCGCTCGGCGTGCTCGTAAGAACGTCCGGCTCCGGTGCAAAGCCATCGGTGCGGATAGGCTGGTGACTCTGACGTATCGGGAAAATATCACTGATCGGTTAGTCGCATTAAAGCACTGGAAGGCGTTCGTTCGTCGCCTGTCTCGCCACAAGGAATTTCACTATGTCGCGGTGATTGAGGTTCAGCAGCGCGGCGCGATCCATTTCCATGTTGCTGTTCGTGGCCGTCAGCATTACGCACTCCTTCGCTCGATCTGGCAAAGCATCCTGGGTAAGGATGATCAGGGTCGACAAATGGGTCAGGTGAATGTCCGTGATCCTCATCGCTTCGGCTTTGGCACTAACGGCCATCACAAGCTTGCGAGCTACATTTCCAAGTACTGTGGTAAGCGCATGGATGTGCGCGATCTCAACGAGAAACGGTATTTCTGTTCACGCGGCATCGTCGTTCCTGAGGTTCAGTCGTGGCGCGTGCCCGGTGTCTATAACCAGCTTGACGCGATGATGTACGCCTTCGCGATGATTGAGGGCCATTCCAAAGAGGGTGTTCAGACGTGGTGTTATGCGCCGCTGGGGGTCTGTTACATCGCAACTGGGCCGGGATGGGACGAGAGTTGTCCGTTTTAGAGGATTTGATAGATTTCCTTGTGGAAACTTTCTATAAAATCATTCTCGTTGCATAGGATGATGCTGTTTTCTATACTCTCGTTGCCGAGTGGCAATAATTAGAAAGCCTTCTTCAAGGCTGACGCCTGCCGCTTGGACAATGCGTAACCCGTAGTCGAAGTCCGGGAGTCTCTCTCCAGTTACGTAGCGTTGGAACGTTGCGAGCGGGATGCCGAGAGCCTTGGACGCCGCATTGACTGACCGTCCCTGTAGGGCCAGTGCTATCAACTCGTTGTAGTCCATAAATTTTTCCCATTTTCAACTGTTTGGGATTGCTTTACACTTGCGTTACCCCGTTCGGGGTAAGTGCCATCCGCTCAAGGGGGCGGTTATTTTACCTGAGGGAAATATGAAAAATATCATTCAGATCATCTACGTACAGCCCATTACGGGCACGTCGCGCAAGACCGGAAACGCTTATGACATGCGTGCCGCGCAGTGCATCGTTGAGCGTGTGGATGCTGAGGGCAACGCGGCGCCGCTGGTGGGTGAGCTGATGCTGCCGGATGCCTACAAGGACATTGCTCCAGGTCGTTACGAAGTGACGTTTGAAATTGCTGTCGGTTCCGATAAGCGTATCGGCTCGCGTGTGTCGAACATGGTTCCGGTTCCGCGTGGTGCCGCTGCGCCCGCTTCTCCTGCTGCTGCGAAGGCGTAAGACATGCCGGTGTGTGCTCGGGCAGTCCAGCAGGCAGACGGTTCTCTTGCCTTGGTGCTCGACCCGTCGGCGACTGATTTGACGGCGTGTGCGTACGTCGTTCAAACCGGGGCGGAGCTTGGTAACTCTCTCGTGTCCTTCTCCGCCTCTGATGGGGCCTTGCTGTCGTCTGGTGTTATCTCTTGCTGGCTGGCGGCTTATGGCATTCGTTCTGTAATTGAAGTGATCAAAGGACCAACAAATGAAACTGGGTAACCTGAAAAAAGCGGCCGTGGCCGCAGTGGGTGTGGCCGCTATGGCTGCATCGTCGTTTGCATCGGCTGCTATCGACATCAGCGCCGATACGACTGCGGCAAAAACCGATATCGCCACGGCTGGTGGTTTGATCGTCGGCGTGGTGGTGGCGGTGGCGTCGATCGCGTGGATTCGCCGGGTGATCCGGTAAAACGTCGGGTCTGTCGCACAGGGGAGCTTTGCTCCCCTTTTTCGTTTACAGGAGGGTTTGCTATGGCTGGCGTGTTCGTGTCGTTGGCGTTGTTGGGTGGCTTCTGGATCTTGCTGAGGAAGTGATGATGAGGCTCGTATTGTGGTTGTGTGTTCTTCTGTTCTTGCCTTCTGCTGATGCCTGGGCGGATTACAACGCGGTGCCGAAGGCCTTTCAGTGCAACCAATCGGGTAAGACGTTCGATGATCAGAACACGGCGTGTCAGTACCTATCGTCGAGCGTGTCGACCCCGATTCCGTATCCGAATGGGATTCAGTCGGCTACCCCTACCGGGTCTTATCCGGGGCCGTATGGATGTATGGCGACGTTTTCGACTGGTAGTAAGTCGCAGCTATCTTGTACGAATTCGTGGAGTTGTCCGTATGGTGGCACGCTGAACGGTACGAGGTGTATCGGTGCTGATCCTCCGGTGAATTGCCCTATCGGTCAGAAGACGGAAGACTGGTTTCCGTATAACGGCAGTGGGTCGGGTTTTCCGATCTGCGCGTCCTCAGGGTGTGCCGCGACTGCGACGAACGTTCACACGTGCATTACGTTGGGGTCCACTGGTGTTCGCTGGTGTGATATCGAAGGCACCTTGACCGGCGCGAAGTGCAACGCGACTACGGACAACTCGCAGAACACGAACTATGGTGCCGGGTCGGCTAAGCCTTCCGGTTCGTCTACGCCTTCGGACCTTCCGCCGACGAAAAGTGGTGGTAAGAATATTCCCTGCCCTAAGGGTTCGGTGCAGGGTGGTTTCGATTCGGATGGCATCGTCATTTGCATCGGTACTGGGTCTGATCCGCAGAACCCGCAAACACCTCCTCCGATTACGACGAAGCCGCCTGTGACGGTCAATAACGCGGACGGCTCGACCACGACGACGCAGCAGACGGTGCAGCAGAACAGCGATGGGTCCACGACGACGACTACGACGACGACCGTTGTTCTTGCCGATGGTTCTAAGACTGTTTCGATGGGGTCGAATACGACCAATAGCACGGCCGGGACGCCGGGTAGGCAGGATACGACTGCGACCGATCAGGCGAATCTTTGCAAGCAAAATCCGACGTTGTCCATTTGCCGTAATTCGTCGGTTTCTGGTGACTGTACGGCCGGGGTTGTGTGCTCTGGCGACGCGGTCCAGTGTGCGACGTTGCAGGCTGCGCAAAAGTTGCAGTGTGCGCGTCAGTCCGATGAGGATGGTCTGAAGTCGAGCGCTTCTAAGACGTTGGGTGACGCCATCTTGGGCGGGACCGATCCGAGCAAGGCGACTATCGATACGTTGATTAAGGGCGATACGGCGGACATGAGTGCGCCCACGCTCGATCAAGGCGGGTTTGTGGGCGGTGGTTCCTGCCTTCCGGACAAGACGTTTTCCGTGATGGGTCACGTGGTCACCGTGTCATTTGCGACCGTCTGCAGCAACATTCAGCCGTTGCGCTACATCGTGATGGCGTGTGCGTTCATTCTCGTTTATCTCATGGTGGCCCGTTCGGTCATCAACGGCTAAGGAGGCCTTATGCCAGCTATGTTTATTGCCGCGCTGTGGGGCGCGCTGGCGACCGCGATGGGGTCGCTTATCGGGCGTGCGTTGATCGCCCTGGGGATTGGTTTCGTGACGTATAAGGGTATCGACTTGGGTATCGCTGCTTTGAAAACACAGGCGATAAACGGTGTAAACAGTTTGCCTGCTGATGCGCTTAATCTGGTCGGTTTCTTGTGGCTCGATAAGGCGTTGACGGTCGTTTTTTCTGGGGTGGTCACGTCGTTGTCGATGAAGGCTGTGGGCGGTTCGGTGAAGAAGATGGTGTTCAAGTGATCACGCTCGGTACAGGCCTGCCGGGCAACGGAAAAACGTTGTTCATGCTCTGGTCGATTGCGGCCAAGGCGCAGAAGGAAAACCGCGAGGTCTTCTACCACAACATCAAGCTTGCGGACGTTGAGCCGGTGAATACGTGGCAGAAGTTCGAGCCTGAGAAATGGATGGACCTTCCGCATGGTTCGATCATCGTCATCGACGAGTGCCAAGAGGTTTTTCCGAAGAAGCCGAACGGCGCGCAGTTGCCGCCGCATTATGAGGAACTGGCGAAGCACCGGCACAAGGGTTTCGACATGTTTTTCATCACGCAGCATCCGACCCTGATCGATAACTTCGTTCGGCGGCTGGTGGGGCAGCATTATCACAGTGTGCGTAAGTTCGGCATGCAGCGCGCCACGATCTACGAATGGAGCGCGTGCAATCCGGCGCCGGAGAACGTCTCCAGTCAGAAGTCGGCCATTACGCTCAAGTGGGCATATCCGAAGGAGGTCTACGGCTGGTACAAGTCGGCCGAGGTGCACACGGTCAAGCGGTCGATTCCGATGAAGGTCGTGTTGGCTGGGCTGTTTGTGGTCGCAGTGCTTATGGCTGGTGTATGGGCCTTGGATCGGTATCAGCATCGGTATGACAAGCAAAAGCCTGCGGTGCCATCGGGTTCGGTGGATGCGGCCGCGGCGCCTGTGGTGGCGTCCACTTCTTCTGGTCAGGCTGCGCCCAAGACGCCGGCGGAAATTGAGCTTGCCGCGAAGATGAGGGAGTTGGAAGACCTGCGTGAGTATGTGAGGCAGCAGACGGCGAGGGTTGCGGGGTTGGCGTACACGGCTCCGAAGTATGACGAGTTGACGAAGCCGGTGCGTGTGCCTATTCCGGCGATGTGCATTCAGATTGGGACGATAGCCAGGCCGAAGGAAATCACGTGTAAGTGCTGGTCGCAGCAGGCGACGCCGATGCCTGATGTTCCTTTCAACATGTGCATTGAGTTCGCTAGAAACGGCTTCTTCCGTGATTTTGATGCCGATCGGGATCGCGTTGCCGATGAGCGTACGCAGCGCGGTGTTGAGGCTATGCGTGCTGTTCCTGAGGCTTCGGTTCCTGTTCGTGAAGATCGTGGTCGGCCTGCCGTGGCCATCTTGCCGGGTAAGCCGATGGGGCCGCAGCGTACCGACACGTCGCCGGGGTTGAACGAGGCGGGCGAGATTGAGGATGGGCCGCCGAATAACCGTGCCACGCGTGCAGCTGCTGGTGCGAAGGTGGCGGGGCTTTAAGTGGTGGCCATGACGAAAGTAGCGGGGTATGGGCTGCAAGGCCCATGCAAGCCATTAGAAGCGGCTGGGCGCTGCGTTTGGATGCGGCCTATGGGTTTGCCCATGTTGGCGGTTATCGCGCTCTATAGACCCTCTGTGCGCGTTTCGGGGTGTGTCTGGTGGG